CTCCTGCAACCACAGTCAAAGTTCCTGCTGCGACTAGATAAGTGGCATTGTAATAATAACCACCACCACCGCAACCACCGCCAGCATTTGCACCACCTCCACCGCCACCAGCAACAACCAACAATTCGCAAGTTCCAGAAACACCAATTGTGATGGAGCCTGAGCCTGTGAACTTGATGATTGTTTTGCCGGGGCGAGAGGAGGTGTCAATCGTTGGAGATCCTGTTGTGCCTGTATAAGTAGCCTTTGAGATTCCGCCTCCGAAAGCAAAGCCAGTAAGTAATGGACTCATGCGAACTTCACCGCCCCTCCTGCTAGAACTGTGTAAGTTGGTGTCGCCGCCGTTTTGATAATAGTGAAGGAATATGCATCCAAGGCGCTTGGATTTCCAAGAGCAGGGGCGCTACCTCCCGACCATTTTGGGATGACTGCGTTGCCGTCAATTTGGAATGCGCTTGGATAATAACCAGTCGTTCCGTTGGTATTGAGGAAGACAATGGAAATCGATTGCCCTACCGAAAGCAGGGAATTGAGTGTTGTTCCCGAGTTTCCTCGGAAGTTGAGAGTCCAGTTGGCGCTTGCGTTGCTGGTGTAGAACCAAAGGGTTGAGGTTTTGCAATCAATGTTGATTGTTCCAGTCGCCGATGAAGCCACGACATTTGCAGTCTCAATCGCTCCAAGAACAGCAGGGTTTCCCGTGTAATAAGCTGCAAGAAGATTGAGGGTTCCGCCCAAATCGTTCAATGTAGAGGCTGGTAAAGCGTTGCCATTGACGAAGACTGTTCCGCCAGTTCCCGGCGCTGGAAATCCTACTGCCATGATGTCTCCCTAGAATGTAGAAGGTGAAAGGTCAAGACCGATTCGCCATGAGTCTGGGGTGATGTCATGGCTTATCGATTCGATGATGTTGATGAAATTCAACGAACGAGAATCGACTGTGGTTCGGACAATTGTGGCACGATCGCCAATGTCTGCTGGCAGAACATTTGCCCAAATTGTACCAAGGCCAATTGCATCGAATTCGACTCGGTCGATTCGGGTGATTGGATACTGAGTTCTCGTCGCATAGTAACCAGCCATCGTTGAAGCATCTGAGTCATTCAGCAATGGGGCGGTCACATTTCGAGTGTAAGTGCCAAATCTCGCCGTCACGATTGCATTGGTGGCGGTTTGGACATGGCCTGAATACTGAGTCAGATTGCAGGTGTTTATCATAAACCGAGCGCCTGGGTCTGTCTGAATGACATCGTATTCAATTGTCCCTGTCGAGCGATCATCGGAAAGGGTGAATCGCATTGTCTGGGTCTTGAGGTTTTCATACGAAATCAAAGTCGTGACACCAGCACGATTGACGAAGAATGTTCCGAATTCACAAGCTGCTGCCTCTTCGCATAGGGCAAGAACTGTGTTGCCATAAGTGGTTGGCTGCATCTGGCGCGAACCAGTCAGAGAGGTTGAGAATGTTCCGGGATAGGAGCCGACAGAGAAGTCGCTGATGACTCTGGCAATTCTCGCCGAAGAGGTATCTCCTGAATAAGAACTGGCAATGGTCGAAAGGGAATTCGCTCCGAAAATAGCGAGCGCATCTGTGGCGACAATTGTGGAAATTGGATCAAGAGACTGGTCGGCAGTTACCTGCTCAATGAATCCCGTGAATAGATATTCTGTGGTAGCGCCATAGGTTGCCGAGACGCGAATCTTGGTTCCACGCGTGAGAACTGAATATCCATTCCAAATATAAATCGAGGAAGAATTTCCAGGGTCATAATTTCCCGAAAGATTATCCAGAACGATGGTCATTTGACCGGGTTGGAAGGTCTGGTCTTCGCGAGTTCTTCCGCGACGAATACTGACCGAACGGGCATCGGTTGAGGCTATTGTCTGCCAGTTTGTGCCTGAAGTTCCACCGAGAACATCGGTCGAAGAATTGAGTGAGGAAATCCCAATCGTGAAGATATTTCTCCAACCATAGTCAATCTCAATCAGAAGACTTGGCGCATTTGTGCCATCAAGAAGTGCCATTTATACCCCCAAGATTGATGGATTGAGTCCACGCCTTCTCATCAATTGTGCAATGTTATCGCGTACTGTGACAGCCAAATCCTTTTCCTGCACGACCGATCCAGCAACATTGATGGTGATGTTCATTCCTGAACCCATTCCGCCCATTTGACTGAGAGGAATAACTGCTTCGGGCCCGGCTTCGCCAATCATGGCAAGGGTCGGAGAATTGACGATTCCACCATTGGCTAGCATGGGAATCTCTGGGAGGTTTATTCCGAACTCATTACCGCCGATAAGAGGAACCCAACTTGGAATCTTGACATGGATTGAGTCAATGGTACGGATGACAACATTGGCAATCGAGATGATGTCATTGATTGCAGACTTGAGGAGACCCACGAATCCCTTCACGCCATCAACGATTCTGCCGATAATTCCTTCGATGAAGTTCCAAGCACCAGAGACGACATCCTTGATTCCGCCCCAAATCTGGCTCCAATGATCGCCGAGCCATTTGATAGCAATTCCAAGTGGGGAAGCCTCTGTGAAGAGATGCCAGATAAGTTCGATTTTCGAGCTTATCCAATCCCAAGCATCAGCGATGATTGTCTTGACATCATTCCAAATCTGCTTCCAATGGGTTGCCAAATAGATGATTGCTGTCACGATAAGGCCGATGGCGACGCTAATTCCGCCAGTTGCGACATCCACTTCAGCACCAGCAGCCGTCACTTCTGCTCCTGCAACTGTGGCTGCTTCTCCAAATCCAACCCATCCAGCAATCATCTCGCCGAAGGAAGAGACCGAAGCCAAAGCCGCTTTGCCTAGCGTTGCAATGTAAGCGCCAATCGCCGTGACCAATACTCCACCAATAACTGCGGCGAAAGCCTCGGCAATTGCCTTGTGTTTGCCGAACCAATCGACAATATCCTTCACAACCCCAATCAATTTCTCGATGATTGGAATCAACATCATGCCGATATTCTTGGCGACATCTTCCGATTGGGCTTTGACTGCTGCCATCTGGCCTGAGAATGTTTCGGCTTGCTTGGCAGCCTGTCCACCGATTGCATCGGAAAGACCTTTCATAATTTCCGTACCTGCGGAGGCTACGGAATTGACCTTTTCCTGAGCATCGTGAACTTTGCCAAGTAGAGCCTCATAGGTTGCATGGCTCTTGCTGTTGGCATCCAAAGCATCAGAATGAGCCTTGAGATAGGCCGAAGCCGCATCGGTAGCCTTGGAAAGAGCATTGTTGGCAGCCTCGAGTTTGGCTGCCCCTCCTGCTGTAACTGGCAAATCAATTCCAAGTTGCTTGAGAGCCTTGGTCTGACCTTCTGAAGCGCGAGCAACTGCGGTGGCTGCATCTGCCAAATCTATGTGCTTATATTTCGCGAGATCGGCAGCAAGTCCCAAATCGTTCAGAGCCTTTTGAGGGTCTTTGGTTGCAGTCGTCAGATTCGCCAAAGCCTCTTGAGTCTGGGCGTTGGTGTAGCCGAATTGCTCCATCTTCTTCTGAGCGTCATCGATAGGGGTGGCAAATTGCTCAAAGGAAGCGCCAGCATTCTTGAGTGCGGTCTCCAATTTGGCGTGGGAGGTCTCGAATTTGTCAGCCATCTCCAATGAGAGACCGCCAACCGAGATTGCTGCTGTGCCAATTCCGAGCAAGGCTGCTTTGCCGAAGGTGGCAAGTTTATCGAATGAGCCAGTTCCCTCGGTTTCGAGTTTTGCAACTTCACCGCGAGCCTCGCCCATTGCGGTGGTGAATTCTGAGACATTCGCCTTCAGCTCAACGAATACTGGTGGGAGTAGTGACATCAGATAATTCCTCCCATTCTATCGACGGCCTTTGACCATGCATTCTCATATATTTTGGATACTTCTGGTTCAACTTTTGCAATTGCTGGTGCGAAATATGGATACTTCGCCTCGAGCATTCTTTTCTTGACATTGTTCGGAGGTGCGCCGATGCCGACACCTCCAGAGAAGTATCCATTGACTTCTTGAGGTTTCTTCACCGATCCAACACCCTTATAGAGAACGCCAGTCATCCGACCCGGGCCACCAGAGCGAGGAAAGTTGTGTTGGCCTGTTGTGCCTGAAACTTGGAAATTGGCTCCCGTGATTTTGTTGTTTCCCTTTTGAGTCCAGCGAGGATTGCCACGAAGATTGGCGCGAATCGCTGTCTTCATCTTGTTCTGAACAGTTTTCAGGGAATTCATAGTCGCACGATCCACGCGACCCTCAATCTATTGGGTTGCTGAATTGAATTCTTTTACACCCGAGAAAATTGCTTCAATCGCTGATGCCATTACGCTTCCCCGTTCTGAATTTTGTTTCGGGTCTCAACCACGACATTGTCAATGGCAAGAATCCAGTCTAGCGTGACTGCAGACTCATTCTCGAGCTGAGAAGGAGTGCAATGAAGCAGTTTGCAGAGCCGATAGATTTTCCATTCATCGACAAGTGGTTCACGGACAACCCCACCCTCAAGCGCCCTCCCTATTGCTCGGAGAGAGGCGCTTGGGCTTTTGGGTTGTTGCTGAATCCGAAGTTTGGAAGTAGAAGGTTGATGGCAGGAGCCGTCACTTCTTGGAGAGTCTTGTAATCCTCGCCCGACAATTGGAGAACATTCTCCAAATTGATTTCCTTCTCAAATGACCAAGACTCGACAAGCGCAACAATGAGCAAGTCGTTCAATTCATAGAATTGGTCAATCGTCGAAGGGTCGATATTTGCTGCGACCTCTGAAGGAGCAAGCAGAACATTCTTTGCCTGACTTCTTGCGATGACGAGCAAAGCCTTTTCAACTGGTCGGCGAAGTTTTACCGAGACGGAGGCTGGATCGCGAAGGATTGCCCAACCTCCGTTGGTGAGTTCAACTTTTTGAGACATTTTTTCCCCTGTTCTTATTGCTTAGAGTGATGAATCTGCGGTCTGGTAAGCGATTGTCAATGGCTGGTTTGTGCCGTCATCATAGGCTTCGTAAGTCATTGAAAGGTCGATGACTCCTGGGCCTGAAACATTTGGAGTATCAGCATTGAACTTGGCTGCTGGAATTGTGATGACCAACTTCTCGCTCTGACCAAGTGCAATGGTCTGACCTGTGAAGGTCAAGACAATCGCTGTTGTCGTATCGGCAAGGAAAGCCGTGAGGAGGGTTGTGTCTGTGAATTCAGCAGTCAGCTTGCCTGAAATCTTGCGGAAGCCATTGATGACCTGCTCTGCTTTGATTCCTGCGCCACCAAGGTTGAAGCGATCACCCTTGAGAGTGTTTCCAACTGTAACTGTGAAGTCCTTGATGTTGGCAACTGATGAGCCAGCGATTGTCAAAGCACCTTGAGAGAAGTTGAAGAGGTTGGAGATTGTGGAATATGAAGCGGTTGCAAGCGAGACACCAGTTGTCAATGAAGCAGCATCAACTGTGAACTTTCCTGTTGCGATGCCACCATTGGCAACTGCAAGCTCGAAGCCCTGAATCTTTGCGCCAGCGACAGTCTTTGGTGTAACTGTTCCACCATATTGAGGAACGCCAACCTGTGCAGTGAAGGAGCGACCATAGACATCACCAAGTGTGAAAGTGTAGGAATAAACACCTGTCGTTGTGGTGACTGCTGATGGTGAAGTTCCCATTGCTTGAGCAAGAAGTAATCCAAGACCGCGAGTTGGCAAGTCGAGGGTGATGTCGCCTGTGACATCTGTTGTGGTTACAACTCGACGCTGAGCGCGTGGAAGTTGTCCACCTGCACGAAGACCCATTCCAACTGCAACCTTCTTGTTGTAGTTGAGATTTTCTGAAGTGAATTCATAGAATCGAGTAACTGTGACAGGTGTATTGAATGTTGTTTCGGCTGCAATCCCTAGTTGCGAACCAATACCTGAACCGATTGCCATTTTGTCTCCTAGTTCTGTGCAGCCTGAGAATCAGGCGTTGCGGTTGTTGGTGATGGGTCTGTTACTGGCGCGGAAATGGTAGGGGCTACTCCTGACCAATTCTGTGTCTGCTCCAAGAGAGATGCTGCTGCCTCATCTGAGACTTCAGCACTCTCACCAGCCTTCACGACAAGATTGCCGAGGGCTGGAATAACTAGATCGCCGAGAGGCGAGATGTTTGTGATTGTTGCCATTGCTTGCTCCCTAGATTCTGCTCTGGTAGGTAATTGTAAAGATAATCCCGACTCCAACCCCATTGGCTGTTTGTCGATAGATGACTTGGCCTTGCTCCATAGCCGAGAACTGAACAAGACCTCCGAAAGAGACATCTGAACGGACTGCGGTTTCAACTGAGCCAAGAAGAGAGAAGGCTGCTGTTCGGCGATCTGTCAATGAAGTGGAGCCATTGGCTGACCAGAGGAAGCAGGTGAGCGAACCCATCTCGAACTTGTTGATTGCTCCGAGTGGGCGGTATTCCTGACGGAATGAACCGGGATTGACTTCATCTCCTTCAAGATTGCCATCATGCCCGACGGCGATTGCGTCGCCCGGATATGACATATCGATTTCGATTCCGTCAAAGATTCGGATTGAGGAAAGCGATGGAGCCGATTGCAAGGTCGAAATGACGGCCTGAGAGAATGCAGGAAAGGTTGAGGTTGCCATTTATGCCAACCCTGGGAAAGAAGTTGGGTCGAGCAGTTCCATTGCTCGGCGAGGAAGGGAATAGGTCGGGGCGTTGTAAAGCTCGTCGCCCGAAAGATTGCGACCCATCACATTGATTGCGCCACGCTGTGTCTGCCAAAGATGGCGAAGGATTTCAAGGACACCCTGCTTGGCACTCATTGGTGGATTGACATAACCAGCGACATAGGTGATGGAGACATTGTTCATCCCTTGAGTCCAGTATCCATAAGAGTTGGTCGCGTAAAGCGTTCCAGACCCGATTCGGTAGAGGCGTTGGCCTGTGTAATCCAGAACATAATTCGAGGATGGGATGAGGATGCCGTTCTCATAGACCGAGGTGATTGAGATTGCCTTTGGGTTACGAATGCGGATGAACTCGGTTCCGCCGTCATAAAGCTCGCTGGTGAAGGTGCGACGACCGAGAACCTGTCCGACATAAGTTTCGGCAAGGTCGGTTGCTGCGTCGATAAAGCGGCGAACCTCATTTTCGTTGGCTGAAGCCGAAGGGATGTTCAGATAGTCGAGTGCTTCGTCATAGCCGACAATCCCGATGTCGTTGATGTCGCGAACCTCGAAGATGTCCGAGAATGCCTGTGGATAAGCCCCTGTCGCGCTCCAAGAGAGGATATGGCGACCGACTTGGGTGGGAAGGTAGGAGGCGGTATAAGTACCCGTCACAGAGGTCGCTGTGGTCACAGAAACAGTTGTGGCATCTGGCAAGGTGATGCTCAAGGTGACTGTGCCGGGATTGACCGCTGCGCCATTGGAATCAACTGTGTTCCAAGTCAGATAGACCTTGTCGCCTAGATCGTAGGAGCCTGAAAGCGCCATCGGTTACTCCTTAGAGATAGGGCAGGAAGGTTGAAAGTCAGGGGGAACTCTCAACCTTCCTGCTTTTGAGATTGTTGGATTGCGAACGACCGCATTGGGTGATGGTGTCGTTCATCGAGCCAGAACTGTTTGTGGTGCGGAAGAATTGCGCCAGTGTGAGCGTAGATTGGGAAGCCCATTGATTTGATGCGCTTGGAAAATAACAAATCCTCGCCGAAATAAGTGCCATCGATTGCGCCTTCAACGAACCATGCCCAATCCTTGCCTTGGTTTGGCGTGGCTTGCTTTTGCATTTCAAGGAGAACGCTGCGGTGAATCAAGAGACATCCAGTTCCTACCGCATCGACTTCAATCAATGAATCTTCTGGATAAGCATCAATCGCCTGAAGTCCCTTTTCCGAATCCATTGAATAGATTGTTGGAACTGGGCGAAGGCCGTCATTGTCATCGAAGAATGCAGCAAAGACTAGACCTGAGACAATCGGGCGGTCTTTGTCGTGGGCTGAATCAATCAGCTTGTGCCAAGTGGAAAGAGATAATCGTTCATCGGAGTCAATCATCAAGAGCCAGTCGGCATCTGTTGTCTCCAAGAATGTTTTGACAACGACATTTCTCGACCGAGTTGTCAGGCCGACATTGCCGACTTGCACCATATGATCGAAGTGACCATTCTTCTCGCGAGCGACATGAATCAAGTCCATCGCAAGGAGGGCATCAATCGTGCCGTTGTTCACCATGCCGATGCAGACTTTGTGTGAAGATTTCATCGCTTCTCCGCATCTATTGTGACGGAGGTTGTTTCGGGTTGTGCGGATTTCAATTCTGAGATGAGGCTGTCAAGAGCCGCAATGCCTTTGTTCTGAACCAGCTCCCTCGCTGATTCAAGACCTTCAAGAAATATAGATCGCAATTTATTCTCCCCTGTTGATTGTGTTGCGCCGAGACGCTGACTCTACCCGTAAAGGATAGAGCCAGCGTCAAGGATTTGGCTATTAGTAGCCAGAAGGTGCAACAGTTCCTGTTCCAGAAATTGTTGAGACCGACTTGTTGAAGCGGTGTGCGAGAGCAGCGTATCCATAGACCTGGAAGCGAACTGTGAGGTTGCTTGAGAGGACATCTGGGAGAACGCGTGTCTTCACGCCTGACTCGAAGAGGTAAGAATCTGAGAACTTACCGACGAGGATTGGTGAATAGTTGGTGGTTGCGCCGTAGGTCTTTGGAAGTGTTGCATCCAAGAACACAGGAACGCCCTGAATTGTTCCAACTAGACCAGCAGGTGCGCCTGGATTTGTAACTGTTCCAGCAGCGTTGAATGCCTGTGATGCGCCTGTTACTGGCACAACGAGTGGGCGGTTGCTTCCATCAACTTGGCTGGCGAACCAGTACCACATTGAAGGATGCATGACGATGGCTTCTGCTTGCTTGTAACGATTTGTTACAACCTTAGAGATTGCCTGAGCAATTGCCTTCGCGCCATTGACTGCTGTTGGTGTTGATTCAGTCCATGTTGTTGGGATTCCGTTGGTGGTATCTGCGCCGAGGGTGATGAGACCCTTGAGAGAGCCAGATGTTCCATCGCCTGAACCGACAACTGCTGTGTTGAGTTGCAATGCATAGTCAGCCATGAGATCACCGAAGACGAGACGATCGAGACCGCCAGCAAGAGGAGACTGCTCCACAAGCTGGATTGATACATTCTCATAGCCAGAGATTGTACGAACAGGCGCTGTGACTGTTGATGAGACCATGTCGCGAGTTGTTGTCGTTGCATTGTCTGCAGACTGGAATGCAGCAAGTGTACCTGTTGTGATCTGTGGGATGTTGATGCTGTCTGTACCAGCAGGCAGAGCCATGTTGGTGACGAGGTCAGCGGTTACGCGAGCAGCACGAGCGAACTCTGCGTATTCGTTGATGAGGTAGATTGGAGGAACGAAGTCTCCACCAGCGCCATCGGTGCGGGAAATGTCGCGAGACTCAACTGCGACTTCCTGCTGGTGGCGATAGAGGCGCTCCCATGAAGAGCGATCGTTGCGAAGCTGTGCGCCGATCATGTCGCGGACGAAAGAATTCTTTCCATCCTTGTCATAGGTCATTGCCTCTGCGGTGACCTTTGCGCCACCGAATGTTGCAACGCCAGCCTCTTTGCGAGACTCTGCGATTGCTGCTGTACGTGCTTCTACCTTTTCGGCAGTTGCGATGCGCTCATCGAGCTTTGCAATTTCATCTTGCGCTGCTGATGCTGCATCCAGAGCTTCTGCGCTGACATCTTCTGCTGCGAGAGTTGTTTCAACCTCGGCAACAAGACCATCGCGCTGCTCCTTGAGCTTTGATGCTAGAGACATTGTTGTCCCTTTCTCTTGGATTGGATTGGAACCAGTCGGGGCGAGTGCGCCGAGGGTTATGCCTTGCGATTACGCAAGGAATGCTGTTTGACCTTGAGAGCCAACTTCTTCTTTCGGATGTCAAGGTCTTGTTCTACTGTGGAACGCATTCCAACACTTGTTGAAGAATACGCTGGCAAAGTGACAACCGAGACCTCAAAGAGTCGCTCGATTTGTGTCAATGTGCGAAGTCCAGCATCGCGAGTCTGTCCATCGGGTGCGACTGTGAATGCGAATGACATCTTGTCCATATCGCCTCGACGAAGTGCCGAGGAAAGTTCCTGAGCCTTTGGATTTGCAGGGTCAAGTTCTGCCTCAATGTAGAGACCTGTCTTGTCTTGACGAAGTTGCAAGGTTCCTGACTGGCTTGAAGCAAGTGGGATTCCTTCCATGTCGTGATTGACAAGGAGGAAGACTGGATCGCCAGAAGATAGGGCGCGAGTGAAAGCACCGGGAGCGATGACTTCACGGAAATTCAAGCCATCTGCTTCCTTGTTGAAGGTTGCAGCGTAGCCAGCAATCCGAAGCGATCCATCGGTTGTATCAACCGCACGAACCTCGGCACTCATTGTGATGCGTTCTGCTGTTGCCATTGCCTTGCGCTGTTCCATCATTTCGACATCCTCTGCTCTTGGGGCTGGAAGGGCTTTGATAACTGTCAAGATGTCTGGGCGGTGAACCGACACGACATCGGTTGGAACCCATCCATTCCCCTGCTCCTTGTAGATACGGACTGCGAATGCTGGCTGGTCTGGTGTTGTCTCTAGGACATAGCCTTCGGATGACTTTGCCTGACCCTTGGTGACTACTTTCTCAACCTTGCCCTTGGCGCGACCATTGCTGGTGTTCCAAGAGACGAAAGTTCCTTCTCCGATACGAGCTGCGGAAGCGCGACCCTCGAATGGAGCCTTGATGGAGTCATCGTTGAAAGCCTTTGCCATCTTTGCATAGTAGGCAGCAACTTTGGTCTTGATTGCATCCTGCTGATCGCTTGGGATTTTTACTCCACCGCGAGCGCCGTTCAAGATTCCTGCAACTGCGAAGATTGCTTTTGGAACTGCCTTCAATTCGCCATCGATGATGTCTGCGAATTGCAACTTGTATGAGCCGAGAAGTTCCTTGTTGGATTCATCGACATAGAAGAATGCTTTGGCGTACTTTGACCAGTCGATTGAATCTCCACCAGCCCAAGCCTGAACGCGCTTATCGGCTGCTGCTGCATCCCAAGTTGTGTCGCGGTCTGCGAAAGCGAGGTCATCGGAACCAATGACGGCGCGAATTTCTTCATCGGTCATCGCCGAATAGGAAATCATCATTGGCATGATGGCTGCATCGAAGTCATCTGGGACATCATCTGCATCGACACCCTGGTCATCGAGGGCATCTGGTGAAGGTTGGGTGACTTCCTGACCGAGAGATGCGGTCAATTGCCACTTCCAGAACTGATGCTGGTCAATACGACCTGCGAGGAAGTTGGCAACTCCCTGCTGATTGTAAGCACTAGCGCAATCGAAAGCATCTGACAATTCATCGAGAATAATGTCGTTCGCTGCGAGAAGGTCATTGGCGAGCGCAATTGGGTCTTGCAAAGTTGTTGAAGCATCTTCGATTGAGCGAAGTGCTAAGAATGAGCCGAGTGTGAATGGTGCAAGAGAGCCGAGCTTGCGAAGGTTCTCCGCAATTGGATCGATTGACTCATAAACATCTTCGTAAATCTTCAGGAATAACTTGTGGTATTCGCTGAAGTCTGCGCCTCGGACATTCCAATGAGCGCCGTGAGCGCGGAAATAGAATGAGACGACATCGGCAAGCAGTTCGGTCAATTCTTCATTCAAGTCTGGAACCTGATTCATGTCTGGCATTTCACTCTCCTTGGATTCCATCAGGGAAAGCGCCCTTGCGCTTTTCGTGATTTGATTTCTGATTTTTGTTGCCCACTCGAAACCTGGGTCTCCACCCCAAGCCGACCAAGCGACTCTCCCTGCTGATGGAAAGCCATCTTCCCCTGAATTGAAACCCTCTGCCTTCTTGTCCACTTCGTGCCTCTTGAAGAATGAAAACATTCTCAAGATTGTTTCTGCACTTACTGGGTGTCCAGCAGCCAAGTCGCTTGCTCTTTTTTTGCCCACAGGTGTGAAGCCAGAGCCAGCATCACCATCAGCAATCCAACCCAAAGCCATTTTCGCTTCATCTTGGACTCCTTTGGGAACGCGATATGTTTCAGCCATTACTCAAGAACTCCCATCACAGGTGCGGAAGGGTCGGTATCTTCTCCGAGTGAAGGATTCTCTCCGCCAGCAGTTACATTGCCAGCAAGAGCCTGATTGAACTTATCTCCGCCCTCGTAAGGTTCCAATCCTTCAATCTGACGAACTTCATTTGGAGTGCGAGCGCCCATCGAAACATTTATCATGTTCACGCGAGCGCGAGTGATTGCATCTGTACGAAGTAGGGTTGAAGTATCGAATGCGACATCATCTTCAGGGTCAAGAATGTTTGAGATTGCAATTTCAATTCGACGAAGCCAAGGGGCAATCGTATGAGTGAGGAAATTGAGGGATGCTTGTTCTACATTCTGATAGGTCTGATTATCGCCAGAGGCCAGGAGTAGGTGCGACGGAATGCGGAAGATGCGAGCGATGTCGCGAATCAACTGCTCGCGAGACTTGATCATCTCTGCGTCGGCTGCTGAAGTTGTGATTGGCTTGAAGGTCAGGCCATCAGAGAGAACTGCTGGCTTGCGGTGACGGCGATGGGTTGCCTCCCATGTCGCCTGAATGACGCGAGCCTGTTCCAAATTCAGCTTTTGCGGAGTCTCAAGAACGCCAGAAGGTGTTCCTCCCTCGCCGTAGAACTGGGCAAGGTGGCGATCCATAGCGATGGAAAGGCCGATGAGATTGCGAGCCTGATTGAGTGGGGAGATACCCACCAAAGATTGAGGCGGTGTGAACCAGCGAAGGTGAAGAATATCCTCACGGTTCATCTCGTTGCCGAGGTGCAAATAACGGCGACCGGTCATGTCACCTGTTGGAAGCACCTGCATTTGATAAGGGTGCAAAGGAACAAGACCAATCATGTTGCCCAAGCGATCGCGGTCGATTTTGACATAAGCATTTCCATGCAAAGCCATCGAAGCGACAATCTGGTGAATCAATTCGTAAGTGTTTGATTCTGGGTCAGGGTCGGCAAGTACATCAGGCAAAGGTCGCATGACTCGCTTGCCATCATTGCCAATGGTGTAGCAGCGAAGTGGCATGGAAGCAACAGAGTCAGCAAGAAGTGAGACAGCGCCGAGAACGGATGAGACACCGAGAGCAGTCCATTCATCAATTCGCTCACCAGCAGCCGAGGTCATAGATGTTTGACCATAAAGCTGACTCAATGGGGAAACATAGTTATTGAATTGAGGGTATCGGCCTACTGTGAAGGATTGGATGCCACGCGAGAAGATGCTCATTCATTTCCTCCAAAACCAGCGAAGTCTGCTAATACTGAACCAACGATTGCCAAGATTCCTCCTGCGATGAGTGCTGCGCCAAGTCCAAGGATGATTCCGACACCTGTTGCGATTGATAAAGCACCAACAACTTCAACTGCGGTGCTGATTTTTTCACGCATTTGGAACCTCCATTGTGAACGGATCGAATACTTGTGGCAATGAACCACCTTGAGATTGCCACCATGCAGCTCTTTCGAGCGCCATGACGGATGAGACTGCAAGGTCAATCCTACGCTTTGAGCCTTTCGCTTCTTTGGAAAGTCTCGAACCGCGATTGTCGGTGCGAAGTTGAGCGTTGCCGATATGTCGTGCAAGTTGAGCGTCACCATTTTGGGTGATTGTCTTATTCATGACCGACTCGAAGAATCGTGTTGTCGCCGGGGTCATTCGGCTAGCGGTCTGCGGGAAGGTGACAACAGGCAAGCCTTCATCTTCAAGCACCTGGAATGTTCTTGCCCATCGGTATGGATCGCAAGCAATTTCAAGAACTTGCCATCTGGTCGCTGCCTTGCGAATAGCATCCTCAACTTCAAGCACAGGAACCTGCCAACTCGCATCAGCTTCGTCTGGCTTCTCCCAAATTGCAACGGGCATGATGTGTGGAGTTTCCTCAACCGAGACCGCCACGATTGCGGTGCAGTCGCCGTTGAATGATCCGTCAAAGCCGAGAACGACATCAACGCCGTCTGGAATTTCTTTCTCTTGCCCTATCGCATCCCACATTCCGTGAGGAAGCCAAGTGTCAGATGTTGAAGTCCAGATGTTCAGGCGCTTTGTCTTGAATTCAGATTCAGGCGTTCGCAAGATAGCAG